TATCATTACTTTCTGGTGCAACTCCTGGAGTTCATTGGGGTCCTGGAGGAGCATTCTATCTTCGTGCTATAAGGTTTGGCAATACAGATCCAATGCTTCACTTATTTAAAGCGGCAGGGTATAAAATTGAAGCAGACTTAGTATCTGCAAACACCTCAGTAGTATATTTCCCAGTAGCATCTGGACATCCAAGATCTGAAAAGGATGTAAGTCTTTTTGAAAAGATTGGTTTGGCTGCTACCGCTCAAAAGTATTGGTCTGACAATGGCGTATCTGTAACTCTTTCATTTGATAAAGAGTCAGAGTCTAAACATATTGCTCCAGCGCTTCACATGTACGAGGGGCAACTTAAAGCAGTATCATTCTTACCAATGGGTAACCAGACATATCCACAACAGCCATATACTCAAATAACAAGAGAAGAATATAACTCTTATGTTGGAACAATTGGCAAAATTGATTGGTCTGCTATCTATGATGGTAAAGATAATCTTGATGCTGAGTCTGAAAAATACTGTTCAACAGACGCATGTGAGATTAAATTATATTAGTTTCCATCCTGCTATAATAAGGGGATAGGAGAAATATGTCTACCCCATCAAATTTGTATGCAGAAAAAATATTTGCAGAACACCCACTGGCACTATGGGCATTAGATGGCGCAATTGATTATATTAATTTAATAGACTCAGACTATCAGGATATAAATAGTTATTGGACGGTAATTGGAGGAACTGCATCTCTAGAAACATCAGATGTTAACGCTCCATTTCCTACAGTAGAAGTAAATAAATTATTAGGCAACGTCCCACCTTCTGGCACAGAGGATATTGTTTGTATTAGTCCAGATTTAATAAATTTTTCAGATTTAAATAATAGTATGGGTACTTTTTGTATAGGTACTCACATATATGCTGATAGCCAATATATAGATTCTGTTTCTATTGGTTTTGAGTATACAGATACAACAACTGCATCTATAGTTCAAAAATTAAAAACATATCCTATAACATCTACAAGTGAATGGATTTTTCTTTCACAAACATCTGAAATCATTAGTGAAAATACAGAACTAAGGGCAGTCATAAAAATTACATCTATTGCTGGTGGATCAGTTCCAGCAGACTATTTATATTATATAAATGGAATTACAGTTGGTCAGTGGTCAGAAGAATTTAATCATTCATCTCTTGGTCTTACGCCAATATCAATGCCCGCAACAATTGCATTAGATTCAACACAAGTTGTATCTTCACCAGCATATGGGTTGTCTGGAGATGCTGCGTATTATATAGTTTCAGATAATAGACTACTTGCAAAAAATACTAGCATCCCATTAGTATACGGTGCATCAAATGTTACAACACTTAGTCCAAACCCAAATGGAGAACCTTCTTTAATTATTCCAGGTAAAGGATTTTTAAACAGGGTAGGTCAACACAAAGAATATACTGCTGAGTTTTGGCTAAGAATAAACTCCGACTCTGTAACATCTAAAAAAATATTTGGACCAATTGCATCAAACGATGGTTTATATGCAGATAATGGGTTTTTAACTTTAGTAATTGGTAATGATTTTGTTTCTCATTATGTTGGCGAATGGTTTAGACCAATGCTTATTCAAATAAGATTAATTAGAAATGCTGCTACTTTAATTATTAATGGCGAAGAAGTTGCCTCTTTGACAATAGAAACAGATAATTTAGTTTTACCAGAAGAATATGATACATCAAATAAAAATCAAGATTGGCTAGGGTTTTATTCTTATTCAGATATTAACCCAATAGATATTGACTGTATTGCAATATACTCATATCAAGTTCCTATAAATGTTGCAAAAAGAAGGTGGGTATATGGTCAAGGCGTAATATCACCAGAAGGCATTAACTCAGCATATGGAGGAACTGCAGCATTTATTGATTATCCATTTGCAGACTATACTGCTAACTATACTTATCCAGATTTTGCTGAGTGGCAACAAGGCTCTTTTGATAACTTAACAACAACATCCAAAGTATTAAGAACACCAGAGTATACCTTGCCAGACATATATTTATCAGATAAAACCATTGAAGAATTATATAATGATAATAAAACAATTCAAAGTCAAGAATCTGGTCCAGCCAATGATTATAAATTTGTTACTTTTAGACCTAACAACTCTTGGAACGCAAAGACTTGCTATTTTAATTTTACAAATTTTAATATCTTAAATAGTCAAATTTCTGCTTTTTATGGAGTATTTAGTAATCATAACCTTGATTCTACTCAAATACTTTTTAAGATATATAATTCGATCAATAGCAATTACTTTATAATTCAGCAAGACGAAAATATAGTTTCTTATATTTTAAACTATAATGGAGTAAATCAAACAATTTATACTTCAGAAATAATTGAAGAACATCAACTATTTTCTGTGGGTATTAATATAGGCTCTTTGGTAGATACCTATGGAGGGGATATTGCTACATTTTTTGGAAATAGAAACTCTTTAAAGTTGTATGTAGGTGGCGATGGATCGTTATCAGGAACATTTTTAGGAAGAATCTATTCAGTTGGTTTCTCAACATTAAAAAATTCATTATTAATATCAGATTATTTTAATAATGATGGTATCGCAACATTTGACGACCTATCAGTTAGCGGAGTCACAGAAGAGGAAAATGCAATTGCTCTAGTTGAGTATTTAGCAAGTTACACCCTTTTGCCACTAGAGTCTTACGGTGCATATTTCTTAGACATAGGCGTTTCTGGATCTTGGCAAGACTATCTTCCATTATCATATTTTGGTCAATACGTAACTAATGATGCTGGCAACCAATTCTATGATTTAGATTTTTTACAATTTAATATTAGTGCCCCGTCTCCTACTACATTAATTGAAGAAGAAACAATTTCTTCATGGACATATGCAGATTTATATCAAAGTTATTTTCAGCCAGTACAAAGAACATACTATGACTTTGATAATCAACTGTTAACTGGTTGGAATAACTATGAAGATGCAGAACAAAGGGCTACCAAGGTATATACTTATGACACTGCTAACTCTGTAATTAAAAGTTATGTAACTTTGCAATATGTACAGGATGGTGCAAACTTACTTGATAGTAACTTTACAACAATTGAGCCAGTCTATCGTGATTCAATTATAGACATTGATGAGTATCCAAATTGGGAAACTACAAAATTTGAAGTTGTTAATAATGCACTTATTTATCCAACAAAAACCGTAGATTTTAATGAGTTAGCAATTGTTTATCATTTAGAGTTTAGTGTTCGTGGAATATTAAATAAACCAGTTTTATTGAGTAAATTAGAGATTGCTTCTCAGGCATTTAATGATAATTCATTTAATCCTATTGGTACTAGATTTGGCATTGATTTATTTCCATATAAACGTTCAGGAATTTATTTTGATTATAAATCAAAAAACCCTTTCACTATCTATAAAGGAAGTACTCCGTATTTATATTTAACAAAAGATTCTGGAATTCAAGTACGTGGAGAAGTTTTATCTTTAGAGAGTCGTGGAATTTCTTTACCAATAAATCAAACATTGTCTTCAGAATATCTAGTAAGCGCTATTCAAATGTGGCTTAGATACTCAGAAGCAGAGTTTCCGCCAGTTCCTACAGAATTATTTGAAATTGTTTATAAGCAAGATACAATAAAATTTTACATAGTAGCAGACAGCGATACTGGTTTAAGGGCAAGAGTTTTTGCAAAAAGTTTATCTAATAATCAAATAATTGACGACATAGTTTATTATTGGAATGGGTCTATAGTTAGAGAGCCAGTCTTAACATCTAAAGAATGGGGAGTTTTAGGTATATCTTTTGCTTCTGCCCTTGATTTTGACGAATTCCTGGGTTCAATAAATATTAATGGTCCAGTGTTATTTAACAACGTTTCTTACTATCAGGCAAACAATTTACAGCAAATCCAAAAAACAATAACAAGACCTTGGACAAAAGTTAAAACAGATGGGGTAACAAATTTTACCTGGAACTATTATTCTAGCAATGATTTTACTTGGAATAGGGTATTAGTAATAGGATCAACAGACTTATATGGCGTAAACCCTTCAGAGGTATATAAAACCTATCTTGGAACAAATAAGATAATCTTTGATGACGATAATGGCTTAAGTTTAGACTCAGATAAGATGAAAATATATCAAGATATTAGTTGGTCAACAAATACCGCCTCAGCCCTGTAATATGGTATACTGATGGTTATGGATAATGAAATTCTTAAAAAAGTTGGCAATGTACGGCGCAAAGTAATAGAAAAAGATTATAATTGGGGCTTGTACGTGTACAAAAAATCTAGCGGTGCTTGGTTTACGGACGGCACTGGTAGCATATTAAACATTCCAGCAGAGCGTGGAGACATTTCTAAGATTGCAGAATTAAGGAAAGTTGCAATGCACTATGGTGACGATGGAGAAGGAAAAGCAGTATTTGTGCCTGGACTAACAAGAATTAGCGAGGAAGAACATTCTGAACAGTTAGATAGAATGAAGAATGGTTTAATTCCTTCCATGAATGATCATGGTGCTTGGGTAGCAGCACGACAAACCTATGATAAGTATGGTAGCGATGAGTGAAGAATACGTAAGAGTTGGTTTAAATACTCAACCAGAACAAGAAAATACTTTTGCACAGCAAGATCCATTTAATAAGTCTTGGGATCAACTTAAAGACTTTAATGGATTAGAACAAAACTTTCGTAGAAAAACTGCACGTAATGTAACAAAGGCAATGACCTTTGCAACAAATGAATATCTTGATTCTGCTAATGCAACACCATCTGGTGTAGATGCTGGATCAAAAGCAATTAATCCTGGAACGGTATACAGAAATGGTTACGGACTATTTGATGTAATTACTCCTCCATATAACATGTATGAGTTAGCCAACTTCTATGACACATCATTTGCTAACCATGCTGCTATTGACGCTAAGGTAGAAAATGTAGTTGGTCTTGGCTACCGCTTTGATATTGCAGATAGAACAATGCTAAGGTTTGAAATGAATGAAGATCAAGCAGCCGTTGATCGTGCTCGCAATCGTATTGAAAGAATGAAACTTGAATTAAAAGACTGGCTAGAAAACCTTAACGATGACGATTCATTTACAAAAACAATGGAAAAGTTTTATACAGATGTTCAGG